TATTTTATCATAATCCAATAAAAGATGAAGAAAATGAGGAAGAAATAAATGAGTGAAAACACCGAGCCATTAAAAATTGTTAGTTGGTCTATTATTGCAGAATGGAATAATGGAAAGAAAGAAAACATAGGTAATGTAGATAATGAAACAGCACAAATGGTTGATGATTATTTAACTGATTATGAAAAACAAGTTAATGACGAACTTGCCAATAAACACAAGTAAAAAGATATAAATGAAAAAATTAAATTAGTAGATACAAGTGAAGAGGCAAAACAACTGACGGAGGCACAACTAGAATGAAAATAAAACCTAACAAGCATTGTAAGACTTGCGATTTAAAAGGCGATTACACTTGTTTAGAATGTGAAAGCATACAAATAAAAGATAAGGGCTTTTATGTTTTAGAGTGTGAATATTGTATGGAGTATCCATTAAAATCTTATGTTGAAGATGAACTAGGAGGAATATTCTGTAATGAACATTGTTTTAAACAAATGCCTTACGAAAACAAATGGAAAATAGTAAGGAGGTCAATATGAAAATAAAAGATTTGATTGAGGACTTGCAAAAGTTTGACAAAGAAACAGAATTAGATTTTAAAATTTATTCTGGGAATGAGGATACAGATGAAGATGATATACCTATTAAATACATAGGCGAGATTGATACATCATTAATAGATGATGAAAACCCTAGACTTACAATAGGATTTGAGTCTAGTAAATAATAAGCAAAGGAGGAAAAATGAACTTTAACCAAGACCCAAATAAGAATTTTTGTATTATTTTTATGTTCTGTATGTGGTTGTTGTTTTTTATTGCAATCGTATCTTTTTAAAAATAACCCGTAGCACGTTTAATGCTACGGATTATAAAAGAAAGGACTACTATGATAAATAAGAAGTAGTAGTAATCATATAATAATAACTAATAGGAAAGGTGTCAAGTAATGTTAGATAACAGAATGGACTATAAATTTCTTTATAAAGTACAGCTATTTTTGAGATATAACTGGGATTTTGAAAAGAAAGACTACGAACTTTGTGAGGAAAAACAAAGACAAAAACACATCTTTAAAACAATGAGATATATCAACAATAAATTAAGGGAATATTTTAAATGTTAATTGTAAAATTTTATATTTTTGATATGACCTATACACGTAAGGAGTGTAAATGATAACGATAAATAAATTTAAGAAATGGCTAGAAACGTCAAAGCGTGGCGATAAAATTACCTATCACATTGGCGAACTTGCAAGAGAGATTAACCCATTACAAAATTCATCAGATAGTGCGTATGCTTTACGAGATTTGGCACAAGCAGTTAGAGACACGTATGGGGAATGGAAACTATTAGACAAAGCGTCAAAGATAACGCCTACTGGTAAAATAGATTTATACCAAAAACCTTTTACAACTAAAATAGACCCTTATACACAACAAGAATACAAAGTGTATGAGTACGTAGCGGTAAAATTATGATTGAACAAATTAAAATTTGGGTAAACAATATGATAGTGCCGTATGATGAGGTTGTTATGAGAAAACATAAGTTAGATAAATACCATCAAGGCAGATACGACATACTACGTGAGATAGAGCGATTTATATATTTAAAGTCACGTGAAACCAAATGACACTAAACTTATTGAAGAATGGGTCAAAGACCAAGAGTGGTGGTTTAAGGACACACAAAAAATGATAATTGCTTGTCTTGCGATTACTGTAAATTGGAAATTCTATAAAACTTTAAATGTGCAACTATTTTTAGATAAAATAGATTATGATTTAAGGATTTATAGCAAACATACTAGGAAGAAATGATTGAGGTAGAGATAACTGACGATGATATTTCTAAAGGACAAGGGTTAAGTAAAAGTTTGTCACCGATTGCTCTTGCCCTAAAAAGAAAATTTAATACTAATGATGTAAATATAATTACATTTATTGGTAAATATAAATCAACTTATCACCACATAAAAGTAAACAATAAAACTTACACTAAAAATGAAATTATAAATTATGATGAATTTTATTCATTTGTCACTCGTTATGATATGTGTTATAAAAACAACAAAAATTTAGTGAAACCAATTATTTTAAAATTAAATGATTAAAAATTTTTACTATTATGTTATTTCAGATAGAAATAAACATAGAACTTTATTAGAGAGATTAAGAGTTTTCTTTAAAATGCGAAAGCATTAAAGATACGAACTTTGTATATTCTAATTTATTCATTTTAAAGAATATACAATGCACGACTAGTCGTAGGGGATAGTATGAATTAGGAACTTATACTATCCCCACAATAACTGATTATTTATTCTTCGTCACTATCAAGGTCATCGTCCTCGATTTCGCTTTCCAATTCTTCATATTTCTCACGAATAGAATCAATATCTTCTTGTATTCTATCTAAAATATCAGAAATGGTTTCTTTTTTCTTTCCCATAATTACTCCTTTCGGCAAGGATTATCCTTTATAAAAGTGATGGGATAAAGACACTACGTTGCAATTAAAATAGATGTAAATAAAGCAGTTGATGAATGTATGACAATCTTACGCATTTCATCTAATTGTTTTCTATGATATTTTTTGGCTTCAGTTTCTAATGATTTTTTATATAATTTATATTGTTGATAGTATTTATCCCAAGCAACTTGTTTACAATTAAACCATATATCCCCACGTTCTATTGCTAGTATATAACGTTCTTTGACGTGGTCAGGGTCAAATCCCGCCCAATAGCAAACTTTTTCAAAATCTACGCCCATATCCATTATCCAACGATGTGCTTCTAGTTTGTTTATTGATGATTTTCTGTCATTACGAACAACTAATGTATCTTCAATGGCATTAAACAGTACGCCACGCCATAATTTTTGTTCTGGTAGTAATTCTTGAGTTTTTAATGCTGTTTCAGCAAAACTAATGCCCATAAGTTTTAACAAGGTAGGTGAGTAAGTCACGATAATACACTACCACTTCTGGTTGGGCTTTACTGGTTTTGAAATATTCATATTCTTCATATACGCCATTTATCAAATCAGAAATTGATTGCCCTGTAAACCTCGTCTCATCTGCTCGAATGAATTTATCTAATATGTCCATTGACATATTGTAGGTCTTATTTAACTGCTTTTCCACCTTTGATGATTTTAAATTGTAGAATAGACGCTTGTTTTTTAAGTTTTTTTTGTTTGTTAATTTCATAAATATAATGAATATCAGAATTAAACATAGGGTCAAAGTCTTTATAACCAAACTTATTGCCTAAATATAGCTGAAACATAGTTCCAGCAACTAATTTATATTCTTCTAATGTAAGTTTTTTTGATAATAATTGTAATGATTTATGAAAATCAGAAATTACTATATTCTGCTGTATTTTTGTAGTCATTTATCCAGTTTTTTGGTTTAATATGTCCCTCTCCATTACAGCTTTCGCAAGTCATAGTCAAATTATAACATTCCGTGCTTTTTGATGTTATATAACCATTTCCTTTACAGTTTTCACATACGTTAAATTTAACTTCTTTTTTACTCCACAGTTTCCACATTGTCTTTCCTTTCTTGTTTAATTATTTTTTCACCAAAATATTTTATTATTGATGTTTTTGGGTCAAAGTTTAATTTATCTGTACTGCAAGAATACAAAAAAAGCAAATTAAAAATCATCATTGTCTTGATTAAAATTGAAATCTTCATAAACATCTATTATATTCTCCTTCCACATATCTTTTCTACCTATGTCCAAATCCATTTCTTTTTTTAATTCCGCCCATTCTCTACGCTTATTTGAAATTTTAGCTTTATATACTTTACCAAAATTTTCAATTTCCATTTTGTTTTTCTGCTAATTGGTCACCTTTAAAAAGCATTTCTACATACATTGAATAATAATGAGCAGATGTTTTTTCATCTTTTTCATTTTGACTTTTTTTTAAATATTCTTCTGCTTTTTTATAATAATCGTTCATTTTTTAGAATATTTTCCATTTAGGATTTTTTTCTTATATGCTTCTTCTGTCATATTATTTTTTTTAGCTTGAAATTGTACATACTCGTGTACAAGTTTTGAAATCATAGAAGCGGGCGCTCTAAATTTGTGGTCGCATAGAGCTTTAAGAAGCATATAATCTTCTTTTCGCACAGCTACACTTTTCCATTTTGTTATGTCCATTATTGTACCTTAATTGATTATCCCATATTTATAAGATTTGTTTTACAAACTGTCAATCTAAAAAAATATGTTATAATTAAAAAAATGTTTAAATCTCTTATATTTATTTTTCATATTTGTATTTCAGATATTTCTTTACCTTTAGGATTTTACTGTATACAACTTATGGAAAGTCCATTAATTTTTTATAAAACAATGGAAGAGTGCAATATTTATGCAAATGAAAAAGTCATCGAAATCAATGAGATGCTTAAAAAAGATAATAAAAAAGCCATTCATTTTAAATATGTATGTCTTGACACAAAACATTACGAAAATAGTTGATAAACCCTATCCTAATATGATAAGATAATCTTATGAAATCTTATCGTTTCATAATTCGGTATGGTGGCTTTAGAATAGACCACACCTTTAAATCCGAAAACGATGATGAGGCGAGAAAAGATATCATAAAAGAACTTTTTGATGGCCGTGGTTCGTGGTTCGAGGAACTTGGCACAACGCCCAGCAAGATGTTCATAACTTATGAGGAAGTAAATGTCGCTAAATAATGAAAGTACATTGTTAGCCAAAAAAATGAGTTTGGAATCACAATGGAATATGTCATTTTTAGAAAACGGTATAGAAACTTTTAACATGTATAAAATAGAACAAGAGTTAAAAGAAGTTAAAAGACAAATTAAAGAACTCAGTTTGTTAAAAGAAAAAATGAACTATACTGTAAGTGAAGAAGATAGATTAGAAGCTATCGGCGGTTAAGTTATAAAATTTTGAAACTTTTTTTATAAAGTTTTTAGCACATTCTATTGTTGTGCAATGGTCTCTTGCGTGTTGTAATACTACTTTTCTCATCATTGTCATTTCAGGTTCTTGTAAAATTTTATTGATATCTACCTTTTCAGTTAACACGTAATGATATTTTTTATAAGCACTAATTAATAATTCTTTAGGTAAATTCACACAGCAATTTTTTGGAAACTTTTCTATATTTGGAATAAGTGGAATACAACCCTGTGACATCATTTCATAAAATCTATAACTATCCCATTGTGGTTTTGTACCTCGTGGATAATGCGTTAATGCACCATACGCTAAACCAAATATAGAATTAGCATACATATCCAAATATTCAACATCATTATTATAAATGTACGTTTTTTCGTCATACGGTATTAATGGTGCAAGTGTATGTTTAGGATTTTCATTAATAGTTTCTCTACAACGCTCTAATGGAACTGATAACGGAAATGGAAAAAGGTTTTTTATTTCTTGACTATCAAATACTAATTCACGTTTAAAATATATCCACTTGTTAAACAGTCTAGCATCTAACATAGCATCGTCTTCACCATCTATAAATGCAATAGGGGTTTTAATATTATTTAAGAGAGAATAACTATATGGAAATTTTCTTCTTATAGAGGCAAATACAATTAAGTCATAGAAATTGTTAGTGGATTTTTCTAAACAATTTTCTCTATCTGTATTACTAAATCCTAAAAGTTGATGATAAAGTGTAAATCCTTTGCCGTGTAACCTTGGTTCAGGATTTAATTTTGGGGCATCTTTAAACATAAAGTTTAAAGGATCCGAATCTACAACATTGTTCCCATATAGTTTATATAAACCATGAAAAAGACAATCTTGCGCATAATCATTAAGTTTATTAAGCCCTAGCAATAGTATTTTCACTAACACCCTCTTGTAAAATTTTCATATTCTTTTCGGTATATTTGATTAAATCATCTTCAAATAAAAAACTCCAATCAGGTACTTTCTTATTAGTTAAATGCATGTTCCAAACCTTTTGCCCAACTTTAGTTAAAAAAACTGCTTCACTATCATTGTAAGTTTTATAAAATAAACTTCCTGCAATCTTTGCTTTTGTTAAAATATGAAACCTATGATTACCACTCATTATTTCATTTTTATCATTTATAATAATAGGATTTAATAAACCATTTTTTTCCATGTCATTACGTATAGTAACTTTAAAATCGTGATGTGGTATATGATTTGTATTTATTTCATTAAAATATTTTAAAACTAGTCTGTGTGGAAAAATTTGATATAACGGATGTGCAATGACCCGTGAAGCGTGATCCGTTGTTTTAAGTAGCTTGTCCAAAATCATCACCTATTTTTATATCAACAACACTAGGTACTTTAAACTCCATACATTGTTCCATAATCGTTGCAATAGATTTAGCTTCTTTTTCATCTTTTACATTGAAACATAATTCATCATGAATTTGTAAAATAGGCAGAAACCCAGCTTCATGGCAACTAACAATTGCCTGTTTCGTTTGATCGGCTGCGCTACCTTGAATTAATCTATTAAGTGCTTTGTAAGTCATAGCACGTTTAATATTGTCTTTGCCATATTTAGCAACTGCGTTTTCAAAAGTTTCAGGCGTATGGAGACCCCAATCTTTTGTTTCCCATAAATCAAATCTACATTTACGACCTTTTTTAGTTCGTATTGCACCTTCATCATTTGCTTTTTTCATACATCTATCAGATAATAGTTTTACAAATGGAACCTTTCTATTATATTTTGCTATTAACAATTCTGCTTCTTCTTTTGATAGTCCTAGAGAATTAGCAAGTTTGTTTTTGCCCATTCCATACATTAATCCTAAACCAATAGTTTTAGCTTGAGACCTATCTATGCCAACTAAATCTGCGATAGTTTGGTGAAAATCAGCATCAGCATTTGCATAGGCTTTAACTAATTCTTGTGATCCCTCATAACCATCGCCAATAGATGAGGCGTAATGTACAACCATTCTTGGTTCTTGTTGTGAATAATCAAATGAACCCCACTTATGATCTTCTTCTGGTAAAAATAAACCTCTAATTTTTGCACTATATTCTTTATTTCGTGCTGGTAGTTGTTGTAAATTTGGGTTTGACATAGATAATCTACCAGAAACTGTACCGCCTTGATCAGAACGTAATTGATTTATTTCTGCATGGATACGACCTTTATGCTGATACTTCATTACAGAAGATAAAAATGTTCCACGAAATTTATTAATTTCTCTTGCTTGTACAATTAGTTTAGATATTTTATGTGGTGAGTTATGTAACCAATTCTGTGTAAATGATGGTTCACCAGTTTTTTCGGTTTTGGGGTAGGCTATTCCGAGTTTGTCGAAAGCGCCCGCAATTTGTCTTGCAGCCCAAATGTCTATTTCTTTTCCTGTTAATTTTTTTATTTCTAAAAGTATTTGCTTTTCTTGTACCCCAAATTCTACTTGCAATTTTTCTGCTTTGGATACATCAACCCGAACACCCCTCTGGCGCATCTTCAAAAGAATTGGAAGAAGACTAGACTCTAGTTCCCAAATGGTTTGTAAACTTTGATTTTGTATTTCATGTTTAAATCGTTGCCACAATAGGTACGTGAGCCGTGCGTCTTGCTCTGCGTAAAAGCCTACGTGTTCCGCAGGAAGTTTCCACATTTCCATTTTAGGATCAACGCCATGGTCTTTTGCTGCTTCAATCAAATCAGTTTCAGCTTTTAATTCGCCTAAATAGTCTCTACCTAAATTATTTAATGAGTATGAATATCTATTTTCATTTATAATTCCAGCTGCGATCATTGTATCAACAATTTCTCCATTTACTTTTATACCCATTGCATACAACCAACCTAAATCATATTGCGCATTATGAAATATTTTTCGATTAGGTAATGCACATATTGTTTGCATATATTGAATAACGTGTTCAGGTATCATATTACCACCACCATAATGAGCAAATGGGAAATAACCTTGCCATCCTTCAACAGCTACAGCAAATCCAATAACTTCGCCTTGTTTTGTAGCCCAACCAGCACCTAAACCACTATTTAATCCTTCATCTCTTGTTTCTAAATCTATGGCTACTTCAGGATAGGATGATAAATCTCTATATTCATTTGGACACGACCACATACTTTTTTTAAACGTCATTGATAATTGTAAACTTGTCATGAATAATCCCTTTCTATAATCATTTCTATATAATGTATTGCTTTTAGTAAGTCTTGTTTTTTTCCTTTGTCTTGATGACGACAGATATATTTAATTGCATTACCTTCTGCAAATAAAATTTTATTATCATTAATAAACTTCGATGGTTGAATAAGATATTTTTTATAATGGTCTCCACCTATTTGTTTAAAAAATGTTTTATTGGTCATTTTTTTCTTGTAAATAAACTAAATAATCCCTTCCTATTGGGTAGTTGTATTTATACTCTGTAGATAATAAATGCAACGTCTTTTTAGCTCTGGTTATACCTGTATAATATACTTTAAGTTCATCCACACGCTCTTTTTTATTCTTTCTATTAAAATCTGAAGCATAATCATTTTTTGATGAGACAATGACATGATCGGCTTCTCCTCCTTTTACAGAATGAATAGTGTCAATTATAATTTGTGGAGGTTTATCTAATTGTTCTTGCCCGTAACGTTTTAATAGTCTTATAAAGTTAATTTTTTGTCTTGGTTGAAAGTTCCTTCTTAAAATCCACCACCATTCTTTTGATTTTTGTTCTTCAGATATTCTTAAACCACACCATTCAGTAAGTTTTTTGTAATCGTACTGATTATAATCAGGTTCATTTATCCAAAATTTTTCAGTTCTATAATTTAAAGATTCAATATCTCTTATATATCTGTATAGATTTTCTGCCATTTTTTTATCTATACTTTTATTATTTGCAATACGAGTCCACGATTTAATAGCTAACCATTGTCGTTGGTCAAAAGATTTATTTCCCTTGTTATCTGAAAAATATAAACCTGCTTCTTTAGCAGCCATACGAAGTTCATTTACAACTTTACTAACTCTGCCTAATATATACCAAGTCCCTTCAAATTGATTAAAAGGTATTTCTTTAAAATTTAAATAACGTTTAACTAGACCACCTTTACTTAATGTATCAAAATCTTTTTCAACACTATCTAATATACCCCGTCTAACTATTTGCGAAAAATGATGAATGGCATCACCAAATCGTCTCGTTTTACGAAGTACAACTTTTCTGCCTGGAAAATATGTAGTAAAGTATTTTGGATCTGAGCCATTCCACTTATAAATAGCTTGGTCATCATCTCCTGCTAAATAAATTCGTTTAACATTATCAGCCATCTTAAAAATAACTGACCATTGTAAAGGCGTAAAATCTTGAGCTTCATCTAATATTAAAATATCTAAGGGAGGAAAATTTACTTCATTAATAGAACGCTCAATCATATCCGTAAAATCTATAAAAGATTTTTCTCCACCACCGTTTTTATAATGTTCATATGTTGAAACTTTTCTTGTAAATATATCTATAGAATCTTTTTTATAACTTTCTGCTTTATAAACTTCTAATGGATGTTTCATCATATTTCTTGCTTTATCGTAAATACCTAATGACCAATCTTTGTATACAAAATCATCATCGTTTAATCTGTTATCAGTATGCTTGATAAATTTTTCTTGAAGAGCAAAATCTATTAAACAATTTTTAGTATCAAAAACTTCTTCTTCAAAATATCGTCTACAATATTTATGTAATGTTCTAAATCTTGAAAAATCTTTTTCTGTATATTGTGGAAAAGTCATTAAAGCTCTGTCTCTTGCCGTGTTAACCGCTTTATTGGTAAAGGAAATAAATGCAATCATGTTTGGTTTAATACCTTTAGCTAAATGTTTTTTTAAAACTCTTTCTATTAGAGTGTGTGTTTTTCCAGTCCCAGGCGGACCAAAAATTTTAATTGTTCGTTTATGTATTTTTTTTAGTTTCTGGATTTCTAAATTTTCCAACATGATATTGCTCGTCCATTTCGCTAACAGACTTAGGATTAGGTTTTTTAA